GTTCACCGTTCCGCACTTCCCATACGAAGATGCGATCTATCCGCAAGACATCCAAGGTAAGCGCGCCTACGGATCGGCTTCGGAAGCTGAAACGCTGGACCTAGTGCGTGCTCGTAAGCTGGCTCGTATCCGTCAAAACCACGCATGGACGCTGGAAGCAGCTCGTGCGCAGGCAATCGTATCGGGCACTGTGTACGCTCCGAACGGTACTGTGTCGCAAGACTGGTATCAGGAAATGACTGGCGGGGCTCGTCCTGCTGCTGTTGACTTCCTGCTGGGTACTTCGACCACTGAGATTTCGACAATGATCGAAACTGTTCTGGCACAGATTCAGGATAACAGCGGTCAAGTGAACTACACGGGTGTCGTCGCTCTGTGCGGTACTACGTTCTTCCAAAAGCTGATTACCCACCAGGTAGTTAAGCAAGCCTACCAATACTACACTTCGACCAGCGAACCGCTGCGTCGTCGTCAGTCAGCAGACGGTAGCGCAATCGGAATGCGTCGTACGTGGGAGTTCATGGGCGTTACGTTCATCGAAATGCGTGATGCCTACAACGGCAACCGTCTGATCCCGGCTGCTGATGCGTACTTCGTGCCGACTGGTACGGACTTCTTCAAGACGTACTTCTCGCCAGCTAACCGTTTCGGTCTGGTGAATACGCTGGGTGAACAAGTCTACGTGTTCGAAACGATGGCACCGAACGGCACTGCCTACACCATCGAATCGGAGTCGAACTTCATCAACGCGCTGCTGAAGCCACTGATGGTTGTGAAGGCTACCACAAGCAACTAATGCTTGAAGACAGACCCTTCGGGGTCTGTTATCTATGAAGGTTACGTTCCATGTCAAACGGTTAATTCCGTACCTAGCCTTCATAGATAACATTGAAAGGAATATCATGGCACTTCTTGATCCAACAACACCCGTAGGTAAGATGCGCCTCCGGGTCGGTGATTTCTCCGATCTTCCGTTGATGCCTGATTCGGTTTATATCTCGGCATTGCAGGACACGAATAACAACCTCCCGAAAGCGAGCGTTCTGGTAGCACAATATATTCTGGCGATGCTGACATCCCAGACGCACCAGAAACTAGCGCAGATCGAAGTGTTCGGTTCAGAGTGGTTCAACAACTACCTTGCATTCGTTAAAGCTACGATCCTTAATCCGAACTTCATGGACATCGCTCCGATGCCATACGTTCCAACGATTAAGAACGAATTCGGGCAAGAGGTTGAATTGCCTCTTGTGCAATTCCAGAAGGATTGGAATAACAACTACATCACGACAACACAATCGCAGGATATGCATTTGATGGCTCTGCCGCCAAGCACAATTCCTAACGATCCGTTTAGTACTATCGGAAGGTTCTACTAATGGTTGACCCGCTAATCAGAACCGTTTATTCGATGATGGCTCGGTTCGGCGGGGACGCAACGCTGGTAGTGGACTCTGGTGAATCTACGTACGATCCAGAAACCTCCACTACAATCTCAAGCGTTACCGAGTACCCAGTGCGAATTATTGCTCAAGACTACATTCAGAAGTCTCTAGGACTGTTGACCAAAGCAGGAACAACGATCCAAACAGGGGATAAATGGATTTTCGTTCAGCCGAGCGAAGACTCACCGCTTCCGCGTGCAGAGGTAGATTGCCTCCTGTTCGAAGGGAAGAAATGGGTAGTGAAGGTTGTAAAAGACCATAACCCGTCTGGGACGAAGAGCTACCTGTACGAGATTTACGCGAGGGCCTAATGGGATTCGCTGACTCTATTAGGCTCCATAACGCAAAGGTCAAGCAAGAGGTAAGCAACAAGATCATCGACATAGCGGCCGAGTTGTTCACTGAAGTAGTGAACGGTACGCCAGTTGACAAGGGTATCCTGAAGAACAACTGGTACGGAGGCACAGGTGGGACATATAACGCGTCGTACAACGAAGCGTCGGCCAGTAAGGATGGAATGTCCAGCCTAACGCAGATCGCGTCTCTACGGGCTTATACGGGCTTCGTAGGTAAGGATGGAAGCGTTAGCCTATCGAACTCAACTCCGTATGGCTTCCGTGCCGAGTATGCCGGATGGCCCGCTCCTGAGTGGACTGGACGCATCGGCCCTTACGCAATGATCGCTAAAGCCTTTATCAAAGTCGCACCGAAATATAAGAGGCCATAATGACAGCGCGATCAGAAATCGAAACAAGAATTAACACATGGGCTGAAGCGCAAATTCCGCCGATCCCAGTCGCCTTTGAGGGCGTGAATTTTACTAAGCCCGCAAGTGGTCCCTACCTAGAAGTGTATATGCTCGGTTCGGACAGTAAGTTGCGGACAGTATCAGCAGATGGTGTGCGTGAACTAGGAATGTTCCAAGTGAATTGCTACGCCGAAGCTGGAAAAGGAATGGGAGAAGTGGAAGCGATTGGTCAAAGCATTGTATCGCTTTTCCCTGTACTACCAAAGACGGGGACAGTCAGCATTGAACAGCCCTTGAGTTGGTCACGTGGGAGCATTATCGACGGGTACGCATTCGTCCCCGTTCGTGGCAACTACCGAATTGAATCATAACAACTTTTCTTCGAAGGAAAATAAATGGGTGCTATCACTACAACTAATCGCGGCGCTAAGGTAACTGCTACCCGTATCACCGCATCAGCATCGGATACGTTCACGTACGTGCCGAATACTGGACAAGTGCTTGAGCTACACAACAACACTGCCGGTGCACTGACGGCTGTTATCAAAGGTACTGCCCCATCGGCGGCTTACCCAATTCCGGGTGCTGGTGGTACGACTGTTGACTTGAGTGCCGGTCTATCAGTTCCGGTAGCAGCAGGCGCTTCGGTGTTCGTAACGCTTGATTCGCACGCAGCATACCTAGCAGGTACAGGTGCCATCACCGTGACTGGTGCAACTGGCATGACCGTCATCCTGCTTGCCAACTAATTTAACAAAGGAGTAACAAATGGCTGTTTCAAAAGTACGTACCAGTGCTGGTACAACCCTGTTCATCTCGGGCACTGGTTCGGCGCCTACTGCCGCTCCGGCTGGTCTTGCTACCACGTACGACGCTGCCACCTTCGCCGGAGCATCGTACATCGCCATCGGTGAACTAACTGATCTTGGCTCATTCGGTAAGAAGTACAACCTAGTGTCGTTTAACCCGCTAGGCTCACGTCAAACCGTTAAGCGTAAAGGTTCGTTTAACAACGGCACCCTGCAACTGAAGATGGGTGATTCGATTCTGGATAATGGTCAGATCGCTATCAAAGCCGCTTCGGACCAAGACGTATCGTACGCGTTCAAAGTTGTCACCCAGTCGGGAACGACCTACTACTTCACCGGACAGGTGATGGGATGGACGCTGGAAGTTGGATCGGTTGACCAGATCACCGGCCTGACTGTTGACGTTGAAATCGACAACGACATCGTTACGACGAACCAAACCGCGTAATGGATGGCCGACCTTCGGGTCGGCTTTTTACTAACATAGTTTAGTACGTAGTGATACCAAAATTTGACAAAGTGTGGTACGTAGTGTACAATCGTTGGTATCTGCGTAGCGAGCTACGTTAGTAAAAATACAGGCAATAACTGCCGCAACCTACCATGAAAAGGAATATACCATGTTTGACGTAAAAAGCCTAGCAATCAAGGAATCGACTGTTCTGCATCTGAAGAACCCGTTCACCGACGAACCGCTGTACGTGAACGACAAAGGCGAACTGGACCCGAAAGGTACTAACCCCGTCACCGTCACCGTCGCCTCAACCGGATCGCGTGAGTACCGTCTAGCTGTGAACGCAATGATTAACCGCAGCATCAAGCGCGGCAATAAGAAGCTGAACGCTGAGGAACAAAAAGCAGAAGGCATCGAACTGCTGGTGGCATGCTGCATCGACTCGGAGAATCTGTCGTATGATGGAGAGCCGGTCAAATCGGACGCACAATTCCGTGCAATGTTGGGCGACGATTCCATCGGATTCATCAAAGCGCAGATTGACGAAGCACTGGGTACTATCGAGCTTTTCAAGTAACAGTCGATGAGGCTGAACTTTTTGTTCGACAGGAAGCGTACTACAACGCTGTCCCAGAAGGTCAAAAACTCAGCCGGTCGGAGCAAATAAGGCGGGCAGCATTAGGTGATATTGTCCCGCTGGACGACTCCGGGGAAAAGGCCGAAGACGGTTCACTCCCCGACACGCTGGATGTATCAGTTCAAGAGCTACGAGAAATTCCAATGCCCGATGTATCGGAAGCAGCGGGGTATCTCGTAGCTCTTTTGCATTCTGCCGGGGTAGCGAGCACTAATGGAATGGGGCTGTCTGGTCTGTCGTGGCAAGAGATTGAATCGTGGGCAAGATGTAACGATATGGTTGGAATTTTGACCCCTAAAGAATAT